CTTCTTCCCTTCCTGTAATCTCTCGCTAACCAACACCTCTAACAGATAGTTAGTATGGGTATTTTTCTAGCTAAGAGATGGGTGACTGCAATCGTATGTCAACCCTTCTTCCCTCTTCTGTGGTGAATGTCATCCATGTACAGTCTCGTTGATGTCGACCCTAAAAAAGAGTACGGCGTCGTAAAGCTTCCTGAATGGAAAGCCGTACAAGATGGACTCAAGAGAAACCTGGTTGCCATGTTGTTTCACTACCGACATGCCAGTTACAGTGTGGCGCCCGATCACCTGTTAGTGCAACTGCTTCAGTCCATCAATGTCCCGTTGTCGCTCAACAGCGAACGGTATTACAGTAACATCAGTATCAATGCCTTGCCGGTGGCGAATAGTTTCCAATTCACCACCCCGTTTGGCAGTGGCAAGATCTTCCGTGGGGTGTTCTTTAACAAGACCGTCCAAGAAGTCATCATCGGTTTTGATGAAGCCTTCAACATGGAGAAAGTCGAAGCGCGTTGGGAAGACGCTACCCCAGTGCGTGTGCTACGCCATCCGTTTACCAACCTGAATCTGCAAGTGCCGAATGGGCGGTTTGTTAGCCAAGAAGCAGGACTCGCTGTGGTGGCCGTGAACGTGAGTTTGCTGGCGGTGCAGTACCGGGCGTTTCGCAATGCGGAGCAGCGTAAACAAGTCGCCAATCCCGATTATACCCAGCGCAACATCCAACAGTTCATGCATATGTACGTGCTACCGAATATGCTGGAGAGTTATCTGGACTATGCTTTGTTCAACCGGGTCAACGCGTTGTGGTTAGACCGACCACTGAACAACGCACCGGCCCGTGAAGCGGTCCATATGCCGACGTACCATCGTCAAGTTGACAACGTGTATGTTCGGCTGATGGAAATCCTCAAGGGTTCTAGTTATAGCGCCCCTGCCCTATTGGCTGCCGTACCTGCAGCGACCCAGCCGGACATGCGTGCAGTGATGTTTGTGCCCGACGTTGCACCGACCCGACAAATTCTATGGTCGGTGATATTAGCACGCCTTCCCATGTTGTTATTCTTGATCCAAGTTTCCAAGAAAGTGGAGCGGGTTCAAAACCAAACCGGGTTGGCTGACATCATGATCACCCTGACCCGGTTGAAGAAACAACGTGTGTTGGATTCCACACTCCCCAAAGAGCTGCACCAATCCGCAATGGCCATGATCGATGAGATCTTGGTATCATTGTAACTTTTAATAGAAGGTAAAACCATGAAACGTCATTTGGAAAAACCGACACCGCAACCGGTTCCGGTCCCGACCCTTTCCGTCGAAGAGGAAGCCATCCTCCAGGACGAACACAACGAAGCCTCGATCGCGGTCGATGCGGCAACTGCTGAAGCCGACCGTATCACCGAAGTGGCTGAAGTAGCGCAAGACGCTGTGTTGGTGGTCGACGAGACCCCGGAAGTCGGTCAAGTCGAACAAGACCTGGTCGGTGCCGTGGGTGACATGGCCGTGGCTGGTACCGATGCCGACCCGGAAGAAGTCATCAGTCTGCCGGTGACCGACGGTCAAGACGTGAGTGTTGAGGGTATCGTCAGCACGCTGAAGTCGATCTGGGACGCGATCGTGACCGCGATCAAGAACATGTGGGTCGGCCTGAAGCACTGGCTGACTACCTACTTCTCGACCCTGGAGCAGAACAAGAAACACGCCGAGAAACTGATCGAGCGGCTGAACGGCATGAAAGGTTACGTGCCGAACATCAAGAACGACAAGATCGAGATCAAGGACATCTTCAACTACGCCAACATCATCGCCGGCCTGAACCTGAGCGAACTGTTCGGCGGCATCGCCGGTCGCGATAAACGCTTCGAAGACTTCGTCGTCGGCGCCACCGACACCCAAGGTAGCCTCATGGTAAACCTCGGCCACGCCATCGCGGAAGGTTACGACAAGTTCGACGGTATCAACGTGTCCGAACTCGGCGACATGGTCGACTTCATGAGCCGCAAGATGGGCGAGTACTGCAAGAAGCTCGGCCTGTCGAAGGGTGACGGCAAGGACAAAGACAAGTACACGTTCAACGTGGCCCAGATGAAGGTCGAAGCGGAAGGTTTCTCCGATACCATCGAGAACCAAGCCAACTCGTTCGAGACCAAACTCGCCTACCTGTGCAAGATCCGCTTCAAAGTCGACCAGCATACCAGCTTCGCTGCCGCCGGCGTGGTGTCGTACAGGAACGATACGACCCCGGACATGGTGAAGGCTGACGTTCAGCATAAGCTCAACTTCATCAACCAGCTGATCGCCCACAAAGACGCCCACTTCAAGCAACTCGAAGAGGCGGTTCAGAAGGTCGAGCAAGCGTGCAGCAAGATGCTGGAACGTGTCAAGGAAGACAACAAAGAAGGCATGACCACCGCCAAGCGTCTGATGCCACTCACCAGTGCGTACGCCAACTGGGCAACCCAACCGGCCGCCAAGCTGCTGGACGTGGCGGCACGTCACAACAAGTTCTGGTTGTCGCTGTCGGAAATGGTTACCAACAATTTCCAAGAACCGGCTGCTGCCTAACTCATCTCACGATGACATCCTCTCTCCTACCCACGGGTAGGAGAGAGGTATGCCGTTAATAATAGTCCATGGCCAATTGGCTCAAGTCATCGTGGTTAAAGTAGAATCCAATCGTTTCCAATACCAAGTAAAACATGGCAGTTGCTTTTTGCACGATCTTACGTACATCCACCGCATTCATGATCTCATCCGGAATACCCTTGGACGAAACAATGGGGAGTGGTAACTGCAAGGACGTGATCTTATCCCGGTTGTTTTCTTCCAACCAGTTCCGCATCGCCGCCGCGATGGTTTGGTCCGGCATCTTTTCCAGCCAGTTGTTGGTCTTGGTCTTGCTGTCCAACTCCAGACTCACGTAAATCGCTTTGTACGGAGGCGGGGCGATCTTGCCATACTTCTGCCCGAACACGTCGTTCCACATGCCGTACTGTTTGTAAGTGGAGGTTTCAGCGCCGTTTTTGTAAGCGGCCGGGTCTTTGACCGTGCTGAGTTTGAGGAATTTGAATTCTCCTTTGCGGATCGACTCCACGATACTGCGCTCCAGGTCAGCCACTTCCTTCACATACTTCAGGGCACTAATTTTACCCGTGGTCATGATGTCGTCCATGATGGCGAGCATCATGTTCTCGTTTTGCTTGACCAGCGCTTTCGGAGCGTTCGAGGATTTCAAGTGCACGCCCTTGATTTCCTTCTTCAGCTTCTTCATGATATTGCCTTCTTGGCAGCTGATCTGGGCGTAGTAATGCTTACCCAGCTGCGTCAAGGCAAAGACGTCGAACTTGAATTCGTTCTTCATCTCAATCGTAAAGGCGTGGTCGCGGCCGATACCCACGTTGGCCGACATCTTGGCCAGGATGTGCACAATCGACTGCGAGGCCAAGAAGATCATAGTCGCGCAGATCGCGTCGTAGGTCGCGTCAAACTTGACTTGCTTGCAATACCAGATGATCCAGTCTTGGGTGGTGAAGATGGTCGAGTCGGTATCGGACACCAACACCACACGGCGCAGGCTGCTCGGCAACATCGCAATCGACGCTGGCAGATTGTCGGTGGCCCAGAAGGTGCGGATCAAGTCGGCGTAATGCCAGAGCGTGATCGCGATCCGTTCGGTTTGCGCTGCCACCAACCCATAGCCGTGTGGGTCGTTGGTCTGGATATCTTTCAGCGACTTGCCTTTGGTGACTTCAGGCTGGAGTTGCTTGGCTAGGTTGAGGAAGTCTTCTGGCCATTTTTTGATGACGCTGGCGGGATCGGCCACAGGTACATCCACCCGTTGAATAAGGCGTCCCATAAAAGCGCGTACAAAATCATCATTGAACTCCTTCAATTGGTACATGTCGCCAGTGTACACATACGCTGCGCGTTGTACCGGGGTTAATCGGTTGATGAGATCACGAATCCGGTTGTAACCGGGCTTCGAGTTCCAATACAATTTGGCCGAACGGTAAACGACTTCGAAGGTTTCTTCTGCGGTGGGATAATGCAGTTGATACTTTTCCATCACTTGCTCGACTGCTTTCAAGTCGGTGTGCGAGATGATGGAAATAATGTTGTAACGGGTGACGTCATACGACCAGTAATGGCGGTTGCTGGCCAAGAACCGTTCGTTGTTGGCGTTACCGTACGCTGAGGTTTGGCGGCACGACGAGGTCAGCGACGAGTGGCCGGTCTTGTTGGTGATCGGGTTGTGTTCACTCACCATGGCACCGGATACAGCGTTGTTCGCCAGCTTCTCAGTGGTCTGCGAGCCCTTAAAGAACTTGTAGTTAAAGCTCTCTTCCCCTTCGTCCTGTTCAGCGACGAACATGGCCTTCTTGGCCTTGCCCCGACTTTTCACGTTGTCGTCTTGGAACTTCGACAATGGCGACAAACGCACCCTCGGGTTGTGATAGGTGGTAAAGGTTGGGGCAAAGATTTGTTCTTGTTGTAAGATCTCACCGATGTACTGCGACATCGACATGACGCCCTCTTCTCGGTCACCGGTATCGAAATCTCGTTCCAGAAATACCGCGTTTGGTTCTTGCAGCGGGAAGTCACCACCTTCCGAGAGTTGTTGCTTAACGAATTGACGCGCTTGATCGTAAGGAATACCTGCCATGATCGCCAAGTGATTGGCGTGTTGGTGGACAGCATCGCGGAGCGGATTGATATCCCGCTGGTATTCTTCTGCTTTGGAAATGAATGGGCTATCGCGTGACATGTTAACATCCTGGTTTGGCTACGTGCTACATCATGAGAACATGTAATAAAAAAGACCAAAAAAAAGACGTCATAAAAAGCCGCCAAGGCACCCGAAGGCACCTTGGCGATAAATCCCTGCTTAGGGTATCACGACTTCAAAACAAAACCAGTTCTTCATGCTGAACAAGCATGAAAAAAGAATGAGCGGTGTTATCGATCTCAGGGATGTGAAGTGACAAGCAACTACGCCACGTCCATCGGATCAATGCACAAAAAGGATTAAAGGCAGATCGACAATTTAGCAAACGCACCAGCTTTCGCCACTTCGCGCCACCTTACGCTACACATCCTTGTTTCACAATAACACCGCTCACCACACCACTCCGTCGCAAACAGAGTGTGAGTCGGTCGCTGGGCCAGGTCCCTGCAACCGCCTTCGAGGATGTGTGAAGCCCTCTACTGCACTTTATACGGATCGCGGATAAAAAACGATTATACCGGCACTGTAGCAATCGATTGGAAGTCGATTGCGCTGATTTTAAATCCGTTGGCGGCCAAGCATTCCAGCAGCTTGGCTTGGCTGGTACTCGACTCGTTGTCGATGGTAATGCTAAAGCGACCGAGGTTCACCAGTTCCACGGTGCTGAGGTTAACCCACTCCAGCGCGATGATCTGGGTCTTACCCGACGGCAGCTTGATTTTCAGATACCGGTACTTGGTCGGATCTTTCTTCTGGGTAGTATCCGGCA